GGTTTTGGTCCCTGGTCAGCGATTACTGAATCCGGTTTAGGTGTACCATCAGGATAAAAATAAAATCCAGCAGAAGCAATTGTTATTGGATCTTTGGCAACACTCCAAATAGCTTTACCTGCTTTTTGTGTTAGACCTGCTGCTGTTGGAGACGTGGCTCCTTTATATAAACCTGAAACTAATTTACCTGACATTGTTCCAGATAAATATGTACCAAATGGATTAGTTGCAAAAGCTTCTCCCATCGCTGGTCCTGTTGGTGATGCTGTTGTTGCACCTGGTTTAAAACTCACTGGACTATAACTTCCTGATGCCCCTGGAACTCTTCCCTTGCCTCTTACAACTGTTGTTGGTCCAGTAGTGCTTGAACCGACTGGTCCTTGGAATGGTTTATTTTTACCAAACAAATTTTTGATTGCCCCAATACCTTTTTTAATTCCACCCATAGCTCTAGGGCCATATGTCATGGCAGCTCTCGTAGCTGCTATTCTAGCTGCGTTTGCTGCAGCTAAGCCAGCTACTGTACCCGAAACTACAAAGTGATGTTCCCTGCCATCTGTTTTAGGGTATGCATTAGATCCTACAAGATTATTACCCATAGACCCACCATGTTTTTTAGGCTCTCTAATACCGTTCATAACACCCTCTTTAATGGGTCCACCGTATCTGAACATTGGTCTATTTAAAGTTCTCATAATTCTTAGTTAAAAATTTTACCGTACAATCCACCTAGACCCATGGCTGTACCTAATGCTGTTTGGAAAGGACTAGTCTGACCTTGTTGTTGATACTGTTGTCCAGCCATACCACCACCTAAACCAGTTAATGTATTACCATATTGTGAAAGTCTTCCGTAAGGTTCGTAAGCTGCTGTTTGTGCATTTTGTGCGGTAGCATTTAATTGAGCCTGAGCTTGACCTTGGTTCAATGCACCTAAAGATCCAAGAGCATTAATATCTTGACCCATGCCTTGTCTATTAAAATCAGATAAACCAAACTGTTGGTTCATTTGATTACCTTGTGCCCCAGCTAATCCTTGTTGTGCATTCGCTATTATATTTTGATTACCAAAATTTTGTTGTGCTAATTGATTAGCTTGACCAAACCCTTGTTGTAACATTTGTGCTTGTAATGCACCTCTATCTGCTAATGAATCCGCATTATACTGTCCCAACATCGCACCTTCTCTACCACCCCCAAAGTTTCCTGAAGCAACAGCCTGGTCTTTAATACTTTGTTGTCCACCTAGTCTTGATTTATCAAACTCAGATAGTGTTGCATCAATAACTTGTGATTGATACGGAGACATGAAAGGTTGATAAGCATTAGGTCCTGTTAAAGCACCTAGTCCACCAATAGTTTGTGCCGATTGTCCCAGAGCCCCGGCTCCTGCTGTCTGTGCAGTTTGTGCTGCTTGTAAATACGGTTGATAAGAACCCACACCTTGTGTAGCAAGCGCTGCCGCTTGTTGTTGCATAGGGTCTTGTCCAGCAATTTGCTGTGCAAATTTAGATGTATCGATAGGTGCTGAGTAAACGGCTTTTGCCTGCTCTGCATAATCTTTAACTGCTGGTTCTAAAAAATCTGATACTGCCATTATGCTATCCTCGATTGTAAAGCTTGTTGTTGTTCATACATTGCTTGCGCTCCGTTTGGTTCTTCTATCATTTCTTCAGACATCATTTCTTCTCCACCACCTAAACCTTGTGAGTCTTCTGAAACTTG